AAATACCAGATGCATGGTGCTGTACTGACTCTTTCAGTTCTTTCCGGATTGGTTAATTATTTATTTGGCGTAACGCCTGCTTTGGCCATTGCTATGTTCATTGCAATAGTAATTGAAGTGGTAACCGGAATAAGGGCTTCAAAAAGGCTAGGTAAAAAGTTTGAGTCATTCAGGTTCTCGCGCTGTGTGATAAAAATAGCCATTTGGCTCGCTATACTTTATATCATACATGCATTTCAGCGTGAGTTTGAAAACTCAACTAATTGGATAAATATGGCAGCTGAAGGATTCTTTAATTTTACATTTATAGTGTGTCTTACCGGATTTTTAGTTGAGTATGTGACATCTATACTAGAGAATGTATCGGTATTGAAAGGAAAGGAAAAAACTGCTATTATAGAGGCTATTTCAGGTGGATGGCTAAACTTAATAAACTCCATTAAACCAAAGAAAAATGAGAATTAAAAATTTTAATAAAGCATTGGTTGAACGTATTATACTTGTTTGTTTAGTACTTGTGTCGGTTTTAGTTTATTCCGGTTGCAAAACATTGAAACAAGCTAATAGTTCCGTATCAACCGGTTCAACGAACGTAAGCTCAACGGCCAATAGTTCAACCGATTCAAAATTGGATGTAAAAACTTCGACAAGCTCAGTTATCAATGCTTCGACAAGTTCAGTCTCCACCGACAAAGGAACTACTTCCGAAGTGGTTGAAGAAACAACTACTAACACAAAATTGTCTCCACCGGATAGTACTGGTAAGCAATATCCAACTGAAACTACTACCACTAAACGAAATATCAAACGTGGTGAGAATAAGAACCTAACTGCAAATGCAGGCTCAAAAAGTGATGCAACTACTAAGGCTATTAATGAAGATAAATCGAAGATTAAAGCCAATGCATCGCTTAAAAATAAAGGTAAGGCACAAACAGCTACTAAAACAGCATCAAAGCAATCTATTGAATCAAAAACACCTGGTTGGGTATATGTTGCTATTGTTGGGCTTATTGGACTTTTATCATTCATTATATATCGAATTCTAAAACGCTTTAATATAAATAAATAGTATGGCAAAGAATGTAAAACCTATCGTGGAAACTCCAATTGTTGGGACTCCAGTTATTGAAACACCGATTGTGGAAACTCCGGTTATTGAAACACCGATTGTTGAGACTCCAGTTATTGAAACTCCGATTGTAGAGACCCCAGTTGTGGAAACACCGATTGTGGATCCAGATTTTCTAGATCAAGCCGAAACGCTTATGGCTTCGCAAAATGTAAAAGAAATTTGGCGTTGTCCTGTAAAAGGATATTGGTTCACTAAAGCCGAAAACGCTTTAGATCACTCAAAGAAAGTGGACAAAAGTCCGGAACATTATAAACTGTAAACCATGACAGGATTACCAAATGTAGTAATTAGCCTAGTCCGTAATGGACTGGGCTTAGTAGCCGAAACAAACGATAACACAGTGGGCTTTATTTTACCCGGTGTAGCTGTTACCGGTAAGTTGGTTTTAAATACTCCTTATGCTATTTATAGCACCGATGGAGCAAAAGCCCTAGGCATTGATATTACCGGAACTAATACGGCTGCGTTCCGTCACATTTCTGAGTTTTATTCAGTTGCTCCTGTAGGTGCAAAGCTTTGGATTATCATAGTTGCTACTACTACAAAGCTATCTGCCACTGTAGATAAAGATTTGACTGTTTGTCCGGCAAAAATTCTGCTGAATAGAGCTAATGGTGAAGTCATGGCTTTGGGGATTGCAGTCGGTTCTGATGCTGGAACTACTCTAGACGGTTTGGATACTGAGGTATCAACAGCCAGGACAAAAGGTCAATTGTTGGCCATGGAGTACCTGGGCAAAATTATGCCATTCGTGTTGGTTATTGAAGGTCGAAAAATGACCGATTCAGCTTCATTGCTTGATTTACACACTCAAACTAATTACCGTACTTCAGTTGGTTTATTTTCGACTCTCAGTGATGGTTCTGCTTCCATTGGGTTGGTATTAGGTTCTATTGCTTCCATACCGGTTCAGCGCAAAATTTCGCGGATAAAGAATGGTGCTTTGCCTATTTCAACTGCTTACTTAAGTGATGGTGTAGCTGTAAAAGAACGTGAAGATTTAGCCACAATCAGCGATAAAGGTTATATCGTTTTGCGCCAGTTCCCAAATAAATCAGGCTACTTCTTTAATGGTGACTTCACAGCCACTTCGCTAACGGATGACCTGAATACTATTGCCAGGATACGAACTATAGACAAAGCGTTGAAAATAGCTTATAATACCTACGTTGAAGAGCTGGACGATGATGTGGAAGTAAACGACGATGGTACGCTTAACGCTGCTGTAGCTGCTTACCTGAAGCAAAAGATTGAAACACAGGTGAACGGTTCAATGGCCGGTGAAATATCCAAATTCAGCGCGCAAATTGATACTACGGTTGATATTCTTTCCGGTGCTGCTCAAAAGATGTATCTGAACATCACTCCTAAAGGTTATTTGAACCCGATTGAAGTGGTATTGAGTTTTGTAAACCAATAATAAATTAATAATATGGCATATAGTTGGTCAGAATACCGCTGTTTTATGGGCGGTCGGTTTGTAACCGGGATTCGTGGTTTTAAGTATAAAGCTGAGCGAGAAATAGAAGCTATCTACGCTGAAGGCGATGAGCCTGTTGATGTAGGTTATGGCAATAAGAAGTACAGCAATGAGCTTAAGTTACTTCAAAATGAACTGGAGGCTATCATAGCTTCAGCCGGTGGTGACCCATTCAAATTACCACCTTTCACAATTGTTCACTCGTATATTCCAATACATAGTACTACCGGAAGGATAATCACTGATGTTTGTGAAGGAGTTCAAATTATGGATATTGAAAAAGCCATGGAGCAAGGGGCGAAATTCATGGAAATTACAGTGGGAACTTTCGTAAAGAAAATAAAATTAAACACAACATTTGCAGCATAATCATGAAAAAAGAAACAACCCTTGTGGGCGAAGTAACGCCTGAACAAATTGCAGAGTGGAAAGCCAAATACGGCAAAGTTACCGGTGTAATTGTAGATGGACATATTGCTTATGTTCGTAAAATTGACCGGAATACTACCAGTTACGCCCTTAGTCAAATGTCGTTCAAAATGTCGAAAGGCGAAAATGAAGGAAGCGATATAGAGATGAATATGGGTAAACTGATGAAAACCGGTGAAGCTGTATTGAATAATTGCTGGATTGGTGGTAGTGAAGAAATTAAAAAGGATGAAACGCTTTGGTTCAATGCCTGTGTAAAAGCGGGTGAATTGATAGAGTTCAAGGAGACTGAGCTAAAAAACTTTTAAGCGAGGCTGAACAGTGGGGTGAGAATGATTGGGTCGGCTTAATGTCGACCCAATTAGAATATTACCTAGGCTATGATGTCTCGCACCTTACGGATGAACAATGGGCGCTGAAGGTTGCTCAACTTCACATTGTACGAAAAATAGAAGCTGAATCAAATAAGCAATAATGGGACCAGGTGTTGAATACATATTACGAGCGAGAGACTTATTGAGCGGTGTTTTGAAGAATGCTTCTAACGCAGCTGATAATGTTCGTAAAGGTGTAGATAATGTCAATACTGCGACTAATAAATATGCCAAAGAATCAAAAGTAAGCATTGAACGATTAACAAAAACTCTTGAATATCTAAAGGATAGACAATCGAAAGCGTTCGATGAAAAATATATTGCTAAATATGGTGATTCTATAAAAAGGGTTCAAAATGAATTATCACGACTAAATAAGCTTTCTAATATACCAACAATACCCATACCTAAAGTTGGTATGTGGGGTAATTATATCTCAGGTATTAGAAATGCGAATTCGGAGACAAATAGCTTAGCTAGTAGTATCAGAAGTATTGTTGGAGCTATGGCTCTGTTTCAAGGAGTAAAAGCTATCGTGAAGATGGGGGCTGATTTGGAACAATCCAAAATCAGTTTTGATGTACTTCTTGGCAGTGTCCAAAAATCCCGAATTATGTTAGCCGGCCTGAATAAGTTTGCTAATGATACGCCCTATGAAAACAAGCCGTTGATTGATCAGGCTAAGTTATTGCTTTCGTTTGGTACTTCAGCAGAAAAGATTTTGCCAACCCTGAAGATGCTTGGTGATATTGGTATGGGAGATACCAATAAAATGCAGTCTTTGACATTGGCTTATGCTCAAATGTCCAGTGCCGGAAAACTACAAGGCCAGGATTTATTGCAGATGGTCAATGCCGGATTCAATCCACTCCAGGAACTCGTAAAGATGACCGGGAAAAGCATGGGAACCTTACGGTCTGAAATGGAAAAAGGCAAATTGTCATCGGCTTTGATTGAAAAGGCTTTTGAACATGCAACCAGCAAGGGCGGTCTTTTCTTTGGAATGATGGATAAAATGAGCCAAACAACTTCCGGTAAGTTCTCTACAATGGTAGGAACGCTAAAGCAAACCGGGGCTGAAATTGGATTGAAGCTTTTGCCGTATGCCAATAGCCTGATGAACTTCCTGATGCCAATGGTTGACTGGATAGCTCAAAATGCTGACATGTTATTACAACTTACAGCAGTTGCTTTAGGAGCTTATGCAGCCTTTAAACTGATAACATGGGGAATTAAGCTTTGGACAATTGCCCAGGCTATTCTAAATGGTACCATGGCTCTTAATCCAGTGGGATTAGTTGTGATTGCTATAGCTGCTTTAATCGCGATGATAGTTGTTGCCTGGAATAAGTTTTCATGGTTCAGAGGTATTGTTTTCGGACTTTGGGACACGTTTAAATTATTCGTCAACTTTCTGAAAGATGCTGTAATGAATACAGTAAAAGGACTGGTTGATATGTTCCTTGGGCTTGGTAAAATCATTGATGGTATTTTTCACCGGGACTGGAGTAAAATCAAAGATGGAGCAAAACAAGTTGGTTCTGGCTATGTAAATAGTTTTGCCGGTGGCGGTATTGTCAAAGCAGCTATCGACAACGGTTCAAAAGCCGGTGAAACATGGGCTAAAGGATACAACAAAGGGCTTAAGAGCTTTGCTAAAAGTGAAGCTGACAAAAAGAGTGGTGTTGATGCAAATTCATTGACAAGTGGATTAGGTGGTGGTGGAAATGGAACTGTAAACCCGGATGATAAAATAAAAAGTATTGCCGGTGGTGGAAGTAAGCCTACGAATATCAATATTATTTTGAATAAAGAAATGGTTGGCAGCATTACCGTACAGGCCACTAATGTGACTGAAGGCGTTGGTAAGATTAAAGACATTGTAATGGAATGTATGTCACAGGTATTGAATAGTGGAAACAGATTAGCGCATGAATGATAAATATAATTTCAAAGAATTTGATTTAGCTCAAATATTTAAAAGTGTTTGGGGTTATTCAGCCCCTCCACTTTTATTCGGTTTACAAAATGCCGTAGAAAAAGAGTTGTTTAGAAGTACTTCGGATACTTCGGATTATTCCTTCGCAACACCTTCGGAACGCCGGGAATACAATATAAAAGGTTCGCCTTTTTACGGATTGAATAACAATGGCAATGAGGTGTTTTTGCCTATTTGGTTGATTCGTGCTGACGGCTCAAAGTTTCTGCTTCAGAATACAGTTTCGTCCATTGTAAGTAAAAAAACGATTGTTGAAACTGTATTGGTCAATCAGCATGGTTCTGTAAAGGAAGAAATATCAATGGATGATTGGGATTTGGCTGTGAAAGGTATTATAGTTTCACCGGATATGGATTATCCTGATCAGCAAGTTGCAGACCTGAAAGCACTTTACAAGTTAAGTGAATCACATGGAATTGAAAATGCCAGGACATCGCTACTATTTGAAGATAATGAAAAGGTAGTTATTAAAAACCTGAAATTTCCTGAAATAAAAGGGATGAAAAATGTACAGGCATTCGAGTGTGATCTAGTGAGTGATATTGAATTTAAACTGATAATTGAATAATGTACGTTAAGCTTCGTGGACATATTGAAATAGTGCGTAAATCGGATGGTAAAAAGCTTTCATTCGATGCTTTTCACTCAGTTCACATTGAATTAGACATTTTCAAAATAAATCAGTCATGTAAAATTCAGATACCGATTTCAGCCAGATTAGAATATAAAGATAAAAGGGTTGGTGAAAGTGTTCAGACAGCCTCACAGTTTGCTCGTGGTGATAAAATAAGTGTATGGTTGGGGTATAACAATGATATGCGGTTGGAGTTTGAAGGTTTTATTTACCGGTTGAACTATAAAACACCGCTTGAGATTGAATGCGAAGGTTACGAATTCCAATTGCGAAGGCCTTGCGAAACCAAAACATGGAAGTCGACAACCATGAAAACGGTACTTCAGTACCTGATCAGTGGAACGGATATCGTATTGAGTGACCATATTCCGGATATAAGCTTCACGAAGTTTATTATACCGGCTAACATGACAAAGTTGGAAGCCTTGCAACTCATTAAAGAGAAATATGGTGTAACCGTATTTTTCATGGGTAAAACTCTTTATTCCGGTTTGGCTTATGTGATTGACAGGGGAACTGTAAAATATAAGTTGGGCTATAATACCATCAATGCCGATGACCTGAAGTATCGTAATGCTGACGATGTAAGCCTTAAAATAAAGGCTGTTTGGATTAAGCCGGACAATACAAAAGTTGAAGCTGAAGTAGGAGATAAAGAAGGGAGTCTACGAACATTATTTTTCTATGATGTTTCGAGTACTGCTGAACTCAAAAAACTAGCAACTGAAGAAATAAAGAAGTACAAATATTCCGGTTACGAAGGAAAGATAAAAACATTTTTACAACCTTTTGCTCAACCAGGAATGAAAGCAAATATGACTGACCCGAAGTATGATGAACGTGGTGGAATTTATTACATAACAAAAACTACGGTAGATGCTGATAAGGGTGGTGGTAGAAGGGTTGTTGAAATATCGGTCAAACTATTATGACAAAGGAACAAGAAATATTGAAAAAGCTTCAAATGCTTGGAAACGGAAATACAAAAACATTCCTGGCATTAGTCGATAATAATTACCCTGATAAGGATTACATCGATGTAAAAGATTTGTCCGGTACTCTTTACCCTGATGTCCGTAAACGTGCTGCTATTGGAACTGGTGACGATGCAAAAAAAGGATTAGTAATAACACCCGTTTCCGGTTCTTCAGTAATAGTTAGTCGTATTGGTGATAGTGATGAGCTGTTTGTGGAGATGTTCTCTGAGGTTGAAAGTATTGTGTTTGATGGTGGTGAGAATGGTGGAATGACTATTACACCAAAATTAGTCCAGGAGCTAAACAAGAATAATGAATTGCTTCAGGCAATTGTAACAGTTCTTTCGGGAACTCCAATACC